CCATTTTGATTTCTATTATTTGCTGTAGTTTCAACAAGGGATAAACGATTTGATAAATTGTTAATCATGCGGGATAAATTTTCTATTTGGACGGCTATATGGTGATAAGTATTGTCCATTGTTAATAATAATATATACTAAATCTTTTTTTTTTAAATACATTTACACTAAAAATTGATATTTGAGTAATAATCGAATCTTTTATAATTCGTTAAATATATACAAATTGAGGTATAAAGAGTTAGTAATAATTAAATTAACGAAACTATGACTAGTAAAAACTTTACAGCAGGTAAAATTGGTTTAACAAATATTGGAAATACTTGTTTCATGAATTCAGCAATACAATGTTTAATTCATATTCCAGAGATTAAAAATTTGTTTATAAATCTGAATGTTGCAAAAATCAAACAAACGAAAGGTCATGAAATAAGCAATAAATGGGTTGAATTAGTTAAAGCACTATGGAATAAAGAAGAGACTGTTGTATCTATACGCCCTGTTACATTTTATAAAGCATTTTGTAGATATGTATTTTCAAATGGATTAGATCATTTTAGAGGATACGGACAAAATGATGTTCAAGAATTCATCATATTACTCTTCGATATTCTTCACGAATCAATTAAAAATAAGTGTACAATTAGTATTAGAGGCAATATTCAATGTGAGATGGATAAATGTGCCTTTGATGCAGCAAAATCATGGCAAAATCATTTTGAAAGTGGATATTCAAAAGTAATCAATCTATTTTATGGACAATTAAAATCTAGTATTGTTGATTTAGATACGGATAAAACCTTATCGAATTCATATGATCCTATTTGTGATTTTCATCTCCCAATTCCGGAAGATATCAGTATGTATGAAGCAGCAGATTTAGTTCCGGATATTTATGATTGTTTTGAATTATTCTGTGAAGAAGAAGAATTAGATGATATTTTTAAATTTAAGAATGAGGAATATAATGTTAAAAAACAATTACAGATATGGAAGTTTCCCAAGATTTTAATGATTACAATTAAACGTTATGATATTATGATGAGAAAGAATACGCAAATGATTGATTTTCCACTAGAAGATTTAGATGTGAGTAAGTTTAGTTCTAACTATAGTGCGTCTTATCCTATTAAATTCGACTTAGTTGGCGTATGTAATCATGTAGGGGGTCTTCAAGGTGGACATTATTACGCATATTGTAAATGTGAAGATGGTGAATGGAGACAATTTAATGATAAATATGTAACAACGATAGAGAAAGAGAATGTTGTAACAAAGGATGCGTATGTATTATTCTATAGGGCTAAATAAACAGAATTGTAATTTAAATATTAATTAAATATATAGTAGTATGAAACTTAAAGTTGTACTTTTAGTAGGGATTGTACTTATTTTAGTAAGTATTATGTTTGGATTTTTTTATTTAGTTCGTATGCATGAACCGAAAGAACCAAAAAATGATAAAATTAAAACTGTATCAGGCATTGAAAATACAAGAACTATTAATAATTCTGAACCTGCACGGGTTGCCGTTGTAGATAATAAAATGGTTGTTGAAGAAACAAAAACCGTTAGTTCAACACCGGAAGTTTTTCATATAAGAGACAATATTTTTCGTCAAGACCAAGCAGAAGCTGTATGCAAAGCATTTGATGCTGAATTAGCTTCTCAATCTCAAATAGAAGAAGCATTTAAAAAGGGTGCTGATTGGTGTTCATATGGATGGAGTAAAGATGGTTTGGCTTTATATCCTACACAACCAGATACTTTTAAAAAATTACAACAAATTCCTGGTCGTAAAGAAGAATGCGGTGTTCCAGGTGTAAACGGCGGATTTTTTGAAAATAAAAATTTATTATTTGGTGTAAATTGCTATGGACCTAAACCTGTTATGAAAGACGGTCAAGTTCTTGGAAAGAACGAATTATTAACACCAACGGATAGAGAAACTACCAAAATTGTAGCTCAAAAAGATTCACTTGAAATTTCCCCCTTTTCCTATAGTTTATGGTCCGTTGAAGAAAGAAATCTAAGATCAAAAATCAACGCTTTAAATGAAACCAGTGATTCAAATATAAATTCAAATGATGTTTCAGTTGTAAATAACGCTTAATAATGTAAATAATGCTTAATAATGCAAGTAGTATATAAGAATAAAAATATGTCTAAATTATAGAAGAAAAAGTAAATATGGCTTTTTATATGTCGTATTTGTATCATATTTCTATTTATTCGGTGTTAATTTTCACAATTATGGTTACATTTTGTAAGAAACTTGACGATTATTTACCAGCTTATAATAAAGATAAACCCAAGTGGAAAACAATTACGGAAATTTATATACAAATTTTATTAATTGTAGGATTCAGTTACCTTATTAGAGAAGTATTAAATTATTTTATTAAAGGTCCACTAGGGGTTGTAGGACAACCCGACCGATTTGCGATTATTATTCTAGGAAGTCCAATGTTTTCTCAACAACCAAAACTTTTAGAGAAAATAAAACAAATTTGGTCTAATACTTAAAAATTTTTTAGTCTAAAGATTTCTCCTAGCAATAGTATTGTATATATTCTTTTAATTTTACATAAATTATGGTAGATCCACAATTTAGAAAGTTTATTGTTTCATTATCAAATAGGATTTATGAACAGCTAGGAGCAGGTCACAGTGAAAGTATTTATCAAAAGGCGCTACAAGCAGAACTACACACACAAGGATTAATTGTTGATACTGAATATCATATTTCGGTTGAATACAAAGATACGCAAGGAAGAAAACACAAATTAGCGTCTGAACGAATCGATATTTTTATTCATAAAAATCCAGATAGTCCTCTTGTAGATATTCAAAAATCAGACATAATTCTAGAATTAAAGGCAATTTCAAAAGTTCCTGGAAGTTCCGAAACAGAACAAGTAAGAAAATACTTGCGTCAATTTAAAAAACAAGGTATTGATATACCCTATGGTATTGTTATAAATTTTCCTCAACCTACGGCATCCGGTATTTCAGATGCCGTTCAAAGTTTAATTGTTGAATTACAGTAAGTTTTGAATGTCCTCTAAATCTATTTGTTTCAATGTAAATACAATAAACTCCAGAAATAGGGAATTAGTTTTTTTTTGTAAAATATCAATACCAAACTGTTTAAAATATTCTTGTTCATTTACAATAAAATCAATCAACATTTCACCATATAATGTGCCAAAAGAATCTAGTGCTTTTAGATCTTTATCATGAACGAAAGGTGTATGATGTTTAATTTTAAATGATTTTATAGAATACATCGATACAAAAAGACAGTATTGTGTGTATAACTTATCTAGATCTATTATTGTCAAATCAAGATTATTTAAAAGTGTTTTGTATCGTTTAAATGAATCTATTATATAATGCTCATTTGTTCTTCTTGAAGAAAAACAATTTTTTATTTGTAACCAATTATGTAAATCACCGAGTTTCATTTTGTTAAGTTGTTAAAGTAGAATACTTAAATCGTAGTATAACCTAATACGATAATATTTTTATAAAAAATAAACACACAAATATGCATACACCTACAACATGTATATAGATTTGTAAAATACGTGTAAAATTGCATTTCGTATAACATTTAGTTTATAGAGTAGGAGGCATTTGTTGAGGATTTTGTGGTAGTTGAACAACTTGTGGTTGAACAACATTAGGTATAGGTGTAGGTGTAGGAGTAGGAGTAGGTGTAGGAGTAGGTGTAGGAGTAGGTGTAGGAGTAGGAGTAGGTGTAGGAGGTTTAGGAAATTGTCTTGCCTTTTTCTTTGTAGAACGATTTTTACGTTTTTTAATACAATAATTTGGTTTTCTATTATTTTCGCGATTTGCATGTAATGATTGTAAAAATTGTATGGATTGAGGGCTGCCCTTTTTATATAATTTATCTAGAACTTCCTCAATTAGTTCTAAATTATAGGGGGGTAGTTGCATAGTAGATGAGTAAATAATTGAGACAGGTCCTATATTTAATTTTTTATTTTGTAATCCTTGTTGTTTCATTTGGATAATCACTTGTTGTTCTAATTCTTTTTTTTTATCACGCATAGTTGTTAATTGTTGAGTTAATTCTTCAATATTTTTATCAAGATCATACCATTTTTTAATACTATCTTTTAAATCATTCATCTCTTTATAACAAATAGAGAAATTAAAACAAAAAATATACGCTAGTTTGATGTAGTTTATTGATAGGTTACATTATGTTACGATATGTTTATTCATGAATAAGACAATTAAGGAAGGGATACTTTTCATACAGTTTTTGAATTGCAAGTTCTTTCATTTTTGCTTCAATCATAATATCAATATGAATTCCATATTTTTCAGGAATTTCTAGAAGATAAACAGGAATTACTTCAATATAATCCGAATGATGACCAGTTTTTCCTGAACCTTGTTCTGATACGTGGAACTTTGGTTTAATACCACGTTTCGTCCATGTTTCTAGAATACGTGGAATATACACAGAAGCAGGTTCAAATTCTTCATCAGGATGGAGCAATTTATAGCAATCAAAATGATGTGTATCGAAAACAACTGGTACACCTGTCTTTTCACTAATTTCAAGACAATCTATAATATTAAAGGAATGTTCACAGTTCTCTAAAACAAGTCGCTTTTTAATCATGTCAGGTAGTGTGTTATATACTTCACACCATCTTGCCTTTGTTTTTTCTTTATTATTGTATAGACCGCCCCCATGAATTACCATGACTGAATCTTGATTGCACCCCATATACTCTAGAACTTGTGCATGATATCCTAAATCACGCATCGTATTATCTAGTGCTTTTTGAGATGGAGAAGCCAATACATTATATTGTCCAGGATGAAAGGTAAGACGATGCCCATACTGACGAGCTAATGCACCAATTTTTTCCATCAAAGGGATCGCAAATTCATAACCAAAATCGTCAACTTGTGGATTTGTTTTATGCGGAAACATAGAAGAAGATAGACGATAAACACGAATACCGTGCGCTTCATTCCATTCAATCAGTTCTTTTACATCTTGAAGATTTTTTAGAATAAGTTCTTTTAAAGGTTCTACACCTTCACGTAGGACTGTTTTAAGCATTTTTTTTCTAGAAGGTGTTGCTCCAGTTGTATTACGTAATGTAATATTTAAACAACAGAGACCTAGTTGAATCGGTTGTGCTTTGCTAGGCATAGTGATGGGTTATAACGTAAGTGTCTTTGATTTACTTTGATTTACATGGAACGTTTCGTATCTATTGTTTTATATTTGGCAAAAGCATTTCAATTTTATGTAGCAAATTATTACGATCAAATAACATTTGTCTTAATAATATAATGAAAATAAGTAATGCTAGTATAAAAGTTAGCATAAATACAATTGTGATGATTAGAAAATATGGATATAACCTAGAATAACAATATTGTAGTAATGGATTCACAATATGTCCTTTTACTTTAGTCATATTTTCTTCTTTTTGAACTTCAACAATTACCTTTTCTAATAGAGATTTTGTTACTGTGGGCAACATAGTAGTTAATCTTTTATTAATAAATGAAAATATTTTTGTAATTCTAGCGTTATTAACTTAAACATTAATTAACGTATATTGATATCTATAGGATAAATCGTTATGGCTCAAATAGATTGGAAAGACGCTGATTTTTTAGAAAAGATTGTGATTGAACGTGTTGAAGAT